ACCTGCAGAATTTAATGCCATGGTAAATTACTATCAATTTAAAGAACCAAAAGCAGTCCACTTTACAGATGGCGGACCGTGGCATGGTATCAATGACAACCTGGAATACTCCCAAGAATGGAACAAAATTTACGAAAACTTACAGAAAACAAATCAATAATACTTGTTGGAAACTCTGTCGAAATGCTACAGCATGATCTTGCTGATTATATTGAAAGCTTTGACACAGTTGTAAGATTTGGTAATGGTGTTCCAACTTCTGATAATTGGGATAGTGTTGGTAAACGTACCGACATTTGGATTACTGGATTTTTAAGATACAAGAAGAAGCGATTCTTTCCAGAGGGCATTCCTGTCCTATTTAATCGCTCTCGTATACATCTCGACAGAATACCTCATCATTACCCCGACTACAAAGTTGTTGAGATGTTTTCTGATAAAGAATTGTTTGAGATATTTGATTTGGTGGGAGCGAAGAACAATGAGCCTGATGGCCAACGTCCTTCAGCAGGTTTTGTTGCCATCCAATATTTTTTGCAAAAAGTAAAATATTCGAGTCTTACATTGGTAGGTTTTGATTTTTTCTCTAAGTCACTTTCAATTACAGCAGGTGCGGCAAATCCTTATAGTTGGCACTTGCCACAAAATACACAAGAATATAATCCTCATGCAAAAGTGGAGAAAGAGTTGGTGTTAGGGTATGAGAGAAGTGGAAAACTTCAATGGAAGATTTTGTCAGACTTAAACCAGGGCAGTTTAGACCTTTCCTAATATAAATCCTCTTTTAATCAGTTTACCAGCGATACTTTTTTGTTTTGCTGACTTCTGTAGTAATACTTCATTAAACCTAGCATTTCTAAAATTAAGTGGTATCTTGTCTATAAGAGAAGTATAACAATCCCAAGGGACAGCCAACTGTACTCCAGTACTTAAATCCAAATAATCCATTGCTAAATACTTATGTGGTATATCTATACTCCAGCATTTTCTTAACATAACATTATAGTCTAGTAATTCTTTCGCCCCAATTGCGTCTAACTCAACTAATTTATCTACTTTACCATTGACATAAATTGGCGACCATGAATGGTTGTAAAATGATAGAGCTTCAAAGAAAGCTAAATCGTTAGTAGCTAGTAGTTTAGTATCGCAGTAACGTTTCTCTACGTTACCAGGGGGATCTAATTGTCTAGTAAAGAATAAGTCTCTGTCCTCAAACTCGCAAAGTCTATCATAATTTAGTAATACTATTTGCTTATCTACAAATGGTATAGCTTGGTGAGTTTTTCGTGGTATACGAAGAATGTCGTAATAGTGACTCATATTAGGATGTTTGTCAAAAACTAAATCTCTACTTAAGAATGAAATTGAAGATTTAAAAAATTCTGCGGGTGGTATATCACCACTGTCAACTGCGCGGTTGAAGATTCTATTTCCATCCCATACAATGATTCTTTTTGCAAGACCGCCCTTATCTTTCCAGTACTCTTTTAGGAAGAATGTCATTCTGGATATATCTTCTTCGTTCCACCATGCTTCATAAACTTTTACATTCTGAAAATTTGCTAAAATCCAGTCTACTTCTTTTTGCACCCAATCATTTTTATGGATGAACAAGTGCAGACGGAATCCGTCTTTATCTAATAGTGATGCTAGAGTAAACATACTCCAGTCTTTTTTATATTTTGTTACTAATTCAATCATCCGTTTATTACCTTAAATTCCCAAAAATTGTTGAGATAGTTTTCCATTCTTTGCTCTGCATCTTCATCAAAACTGAAGACTATACCAGAGTTCTTTGCTGAGAATAATTTCTTCAGCGAGTGTTTTGCGTTTGTATTTGCTACTGCGCTATATATACTATCATATGTCCACAAGTTTTTTTCTCTTTCTTCTCGTGGGTATGACACCAGTCTCAATTGTTTGTCTAGCATTATTGCCATCAATCCCATTTCACTGTTTTGCATAGTAGCAACTTCTTTACAGTTTGCTAAAAGCTCGAATCCTCCAAGCTTTTTATCAAGTACGTTATCTTCACCATAGTCGTTCTTCATCTTGGCTATCCATACTTTTTGAGTAATTGGATGAGGTTTTATTTTGAATCCCTCATCTACTGCTTTTCTTAATCTTCCCCAATGTATAGTATTTCCTTTACTTATTATATTTGTTCCTGGTAAAAAAGCAACCTTATCATGATACTCTAGATTAGTACCAAGAGTATATTTATTATGAAAGTTGTTTACTATTTTTTCACATCTTTCTTCATCTATCTTTAAGTCAGGATTTTGTACTATGCACTTAAATAACTTATCGTTTATTTTAATACTTGGTACTCTTACCAATATTCCATTTCCTAGAAAGTCTGTATACAACCATTTGTAAATAGTATGTAAAGCATTTGTGTTAAACCAAATATCATATTCAAAAGGACTACCTCTATGTTGGTCAGGTATAACTTTTTCCCTAAACTGTGCTAAATCGTTTAAATCAGCTGTAGGTCTATAAGAAGATCCCGACTTCATAAAATGAGTTGGTATGTCTCCTAGTGATTCATTGATGCTAAGTTGTTCTAGCTTACCCTTCGGTTTTACTCTTGCCACGCTTTAACTCAAATATTTGTTTTTCCATTACTCTCATTCTTTTTTCTGATTCTTCTATTGAATCATATAGTGCATGCATCATGCTTTCCATTTTTCTATTTAAATAATCAGGTGTTAAATCTACCTTCTTATTAAATCCGTTATCTTCAGATTTTTTCATTCTTAGTTACTTTCGCTCCATTGTGAGCCATCCCAGAATGAGAATCCGTAGTCTTCGAGACTAGAAACTTCTGTGTCGAATAAAGTTCCCACCTGTGAGGCTGTTGTTCTTTCGTATACTACTGTCGATGTATTAAAGACTGTAGTGGTTAAGTGATCTGTTGTAATTGTGGTATCTGTAGTTCTTTGTGTATTAAATGTTGTAGTTGTAGTTCTATCAGTACCAAATGTTGTTGTTCTACTAGTTTCATATCCTGTAGTTGTGTCAAAGGCTGTCGTTCTTGAAGTCTCTGTACTTCTAGAGGACGCTGTACTTCTGCTTGATGCTGTTGACTTAGAAGTATTAAATGTAGTTGTTGTAGCTTTTGAAGTTCCTGTAGTTCTAGTTGTAACAGTACCTTGTGTAGTAGCAAAGGTAGTTGTTGTGTCTCTTAATGTAGCTGTACTTCTACTTGATCCAGTTCCTCTGTTTGTTAAGAATACTGAAGTCGTTGTTCTACTAGATGCGGTGCTTCTGCTTGAAGCTGTTGTTGTATCTGTATTAAATACTGTTGATGTTGTTCTGCTAGACCCTGTAGTTCTTTGTGTGCCTGTTGAAGTATCTGTATTAAATGTGGTCGTAGTATCTCTGCTAGACCCTGTAGTCCTTTGTGTACCTGTGTTACGAGCAGTATTAAATACTGAAGTCGTTTCTCTACTTGAAGCTGTACTTCTACTTGAAGCTGTTGTAGTATCTGTATTAAATACTGTTGAAGTAGTTCTACTAGACCCTGTAGTTCTTGTTGTAATTGTACCTTGCGTTGTGGCGAAGGTAGTCGTTGTATCTCTACTTGTAGCAGTGCCTCTTTGTGTACCTGTTGTTTTAGTTGTATTAAATACTGTTGAAGTGTCTCTGCTAGTAGCTGTACCTCTACTTGTTAGACTTAATCTTGTAGTATTAAATGTAGTCGTAGTATCTCTGCTAGATGCTGTACTCTTACTTGTAGCAGTTGATTTAGATGTATTAAATACTGTTGAAGTATCTCTACTAGATGCTGTTCCACGTATGGTTGCTGTACTTTGAGTAGTATTGAATACTGTAGAAGTATCTCTGCTAGATGCTGTACTTCTACTTGTCAAGGAAGCTCTTGCTGTATTAAATACTGTTGTAGTAGCTCTGCTTGATGCTGTTGCTCTTGTTGTAATTGTTCCTTGTGAAGTAGCAAATGTAGTTGTAGTTGTTCTACTTGTACCTGTTGATCTAGTACTTATTCTACTTGTAATGTAAGCGGTCTCATAACTTGTTGACTGACTTGTATTATCTACATACGCTGTTGATGTAGTAAATGTCGTAGTTCTTGTAGTTGATTGAGAAGTATTCGTACTTCTTGCAGTATTAGAAATTCTTAATGTGTTATAACTTGTTGACTGTGTTGTATTAGTACTTCTTGCAGTATTAGAAAGTCTTACTGTGTTATACGATGTTGACTGAGAAGTGTTTGTACCTTGCGTAGTATTAGTACTTTGAGCTGTATTAGTACTTCTAGCAGTATTAGAAATTCTTACTGTGTTATAACTCGTTGACTGAGAAGTGTTAGTTCCTTGCGTAGTATTAGTACTTTGAGCCGTGTTTGTACTTCTTGCAGTATTTGATATTCTTACTGTGTTATAACTTGTACTTTGAGCTGTATTAGTACTTCTTGCAGTATTAGAAAGTCTTACTGTGTTATAACTTGTGCTTTGTGAAGTATTAGTATTTCTAGCAGTATTCGTAGCTTGTGCAGTATTTCTACTTGTATTTGTAGCTTGTGTAGTATTCCTACTTGTATTCGTAGCTTGCGATGTATTTCTAGAAGTATTAGTACTATTAGTAAATCCTGTTGACCTACTTGTATTTGTAGCTTGTGTAGTATTCCTGCTTGTATTTGTAGCTTGTGAAGTATTCCTACTTGTGTTTGTACTATTTGTAAATCCTGTTGACCTACTTGTATTTGTAGCTTGAGAAGTATTAGTATTTCTAGCAGTACCAAAACTTGTGTTATCTATGTAAGCTGTGATTCTGGAAGTGTTTGTATTTCTTGATGTTCCAAAACTTGTGTTATCTATATAAGCTGTAATTCTAGAAGTATTAGTACTATTTGTGAATGATGTACTATTAGTAAATCCAGTACTTCTACTTGTGTTGTTTGTAAATCCTGTATTTCTAGAAGTATTTGTATTCCTAGTAGTGTTGAAAGAAGTACTTGTTATTCTAGCGGTGTTCGTATTTCTAGTAGTATTTTTCGTGCCATTAGTTCCTCTAACAGTAATTCTATCTGTTTCAAATTCTTCATATGCTTCTTGGTCGTATGTATCATTATCTGTATCAAATATAGTAAAGTACGTTGTAAGTCTCATGAAAGTAGTACTAAATGAAGTAGAATTTACAAAGGACGTAATTATAGGCGCACCTGTTATAAATGAGGTAGCATTAGTAAATGCTGTAGCTCTAGAAGTATTTGTTGCAAATGCTGTATTTCTAGATGTGTTAGTATTTCTAGATGTATTCGTATTATTTGTAAACCCTGTAGACCTACTTGTATTTGTAGCTTGTGTAGTATTGTACGCTGTAGAGTTTGTAAATGATGTTGACCTACTTGTATTTGTAGCTTGTGTAGTATTGTATGCTGTAGAAGTTGCGAAACTTGTATTATCTATATACGCTGTAATTCTGCTTGTATTCGTATTATTTGTGAACGAAGTTGCAAAAGCTGTGTTGTCTACATAAGATGTAATATATGTAGTGTTATCTACATAAGCGGTAATTCTGCTTGTATTCGTATTATTTGTAAACGAAGTACTAAAACTAGTGTTATCTATATAAGCTGTAATATATGTAGTGTTATCTATGTAAGCTGTAATATATGTAGTGTTATCTATATAAGCTGTATTTGTAATAAACGTTGTAGTCCTACTCGTAGCAAAACTAGTGTTATCTTGGTATGCTGTTGTTGTTGCAAACGTTGTAGTTCTAGTTGTAGCAAATGAAGTGTTATCTTGATATGCTGTTGTTGTAGTAAACGTTGTACTTGTAGCAAATGTAGTATTTGTAGTAAACGTTGTAGTCCTACTCGTAGCAAAACTCGTATTATCTTCATATGCTGTTGTTGTAGCAAACGTTGTACTTGTAGCAAATGTAGTATTTGTTGTATATGTAGTTATTCTACTTGTAGCAAATGAGGTGTTATCTTCATATGCTGTTGTTGTAGCAAACGTTGTATTCCTGGTTGTAGCAAAACTCGTATTGTCTTGGTATGCTGTTGTTGTAGCAAACGTTGTTGTATAACTTGTAGACTGAGAAGTATTTGTGTTTCTTGCAGTATTTGTAGCAAAGGACGTATTTCTACTAGTACTAATCACTGTGTCATATGAAGTAGTGTAAGTCGTTGTAGTATTATATGCTGTAACCGTGCTTTGAGTCGTATTAAATGTTGTTGTTGTACTAAAGGCAGTTGTAGTTGTAAATGCTGTTGTTGTACTCTTACTTGTATTGAAAGTCGTTGTAGTATTAAATGCAGTCGTTGTCGTAAACGCTGTAGTTGTAGACTGACTTGTATTAAACGTTGTAGTTGTATTGAACGTTGTAGTTGTAGTGTACGCAGTTGTAGTACTTTGACTTGTATTAAATGTTGTTGTAGTATTAAATGTCGTAGTAGTTGTAAATGCGGTTGTTGTACTCTGCGTAGTATTAAATGTTGTCGTAGTATTAAATGTTGTAGTAGTCGTATACGCAGTTGTAGTACTTTGACTTGTATTAAATGTCGTTGTAGTATTAAACGAAGTTGTAGTATTATACGCTGTAGTTGTACTCTGCGTAGTATTAAAAGTAGTTACAGTTGAAAAAGCAGTCGTAGTTGAGTATGCTGTTGTTGTACCCTGCGAAGTATTATAAGTCGTAGTTGTAGTAAATGCAGTTGTTGTTGTAAATGCTGTAGTCGTACTTTGACTTGTATTGAAAGTCGTTGTAGTATTAAATGCAGTCGTTGTATTAAACGCTGTTGTTGTACTCTGCGTAGTATTGAAAGTCGTTGTTGTAGTAAATGCAGTCGTTGTATTAAACGCTGTAGTTGTACTTTGCGCAGTGTTATATGTTGTAGTCGTAGTAAACGCTGTTGTAGTATTAAACGCAGTTGTTGTACTTTGACTTGTATTGAAAGTCGTTGTAGTTGTATAAGCAGTCGTTGTATTAAATACTGTTGAAGTACTCTGTGTAGTATTAAATGTAGTAGTCGTAGTAAACGCTGTAGTTGTATTAAATGCTGTCGTTGTACTTTGAGTTGTATTAAACGTTGTAGTAGTAGTAAAAGCAGTTGTAGTTGTAAAGTTAGTCGTAGTACCAAATGTTGTAGTTCTACTTGTCTCAGTAACATTTCCTGTATTGAATGTTGTAGTCCTACTAGTATCAAATGCTGTTAAAGTACTTTGAGTTGTGTTGAATGTAGTAGTTGTGGCAAAAGAAGTTTCCTGTACACCACTGATAGTAATTGTGCTAGTGGCAGTATTCCTAGAAGTTTCATGCGTAACAGTAAATGGCCCTTCAAGAGAACCACTATCGTTTACGTATACTTCGTTGACCCTTCTGAGAGTGCCGCTGTCATTGACGGCCAGAAAGGAGATTTGACGAAGTGTTCCACTATCATTAACATATATTGCCATTTATTAACTCGAATATACAAACCAAATATGCCCACTAGTCGTACCAGATGTATTCGTTGGAGCTGTTGTTGTTATAGTCATAGGTAGTCTTGCCGATGCAATTGTACCACTAGTAATCTTTCCAGTTGCTACTGCTCCTTCAAAGTTTCTACTCGCATCAATAGTGTCTGTACCATCAATTTTGAGTCCTGAGTCCTCGATGTTGAAATCTAATTTTTGTCCCATTTTATACCTCTATTGTTGTTCTTATAAATTTATAAGCCATTGTATCACCACTTGCTGGTGTTACTCTTAATCTTACATTACCACTACTTATATCTGCATCAAAGGATGCTTGAGCACCATTATCAAATATAGAAGCGTACTGTGTTAAATAAACTGTTGAACCATCATGGAACAAGAAGATTTCTATAGCATGATAGTCTCCATCTGTGGAGTTAGTTACAGATACTGTGTACTTAGCAGTTCTAAATGTAGCTGCTGTAAAGCTATCTAGTGTAAATACTGTTGTTGCTGAAGAAGTTCCTGTGCCTACATCCATACCAGCTACTTCGTCTATGTGAAGTTTTTGTGGTGGATTAGTGTCTTGAATACCTACATTACCTGTTGTTGTTACTGCTGAAGGACTTATATTACCAAATGTAACACTCCCTGTCATTGTTTTACCAGATAATGCTGCACTTGATAATTGTGTAGCTCCTACAGCGTTATTTGCAATTTCACTTGCACCAACAGAGTTTGCTATTATTTCACTAGAGCCTACATTATTTGAAGCTATCTTAGAACTTGTTATTGCATTGTTTGCTATTTTAGCATTTGTTACATTTAAGTTAGTAATATGAATAGTATCTATACTACCACTTACTATTTCTGCACTATCTACAGAGTTGCCTGCTAGTTCGCTCGCAGTTACTTGATTAGTGCCTATCAAGTCTGATGTAATTAAACCGCTTGATATAAACGCAACACTATTAATAGCATTGTCCCCTATTTTTGCTGAAGTAACTGAGTCAGCTGCTAATTGAGCTGATGTAACCTGTGCATCATCTATATGTCTAGTAAGAATACTATTCTGTGCTATTTTTTCACTTGTGATTGCATTGTCTTGTACCTTTGCAGTCGCT